GTTAGAAGAAACAAGTGAGTAGTTGGCTCATTATCGCAATAGGAATTGTATACCTTTATATATCACTAGAACAGTTATATAGAGGTAATACAGGAATGGCAATAACTTACTTTGGATATGCCTTCGGTAACGTAGGTTTATATATGTTAGCAAAATGAATATTGAAGAACAAAAAGCTTTTGTAAAAGCATATGGCAATAATGTTGCTCATAATCCTGATGAATTAGTTGCAGACTTTGTTGCTCGATACGAGTCAGGTGAGGATATTAATTACTCATATGAATACACATCTATAATGGACGCATTAGGGATGTGGCATGACGCTATCAAATGGAAACTAAATGAACTTAATAAGAACAGTTAAAAAGTTTGTTACTGGTACTGATAAATACTTTGATATCTATGAATGTACTGTTGATGAAGTTGAGTCTTATACATCTGACTCAGGTAAATCAATGATACGTATTAAGATAAATGAAGTAGAATACTCAGGCTTGTATAACAAATGGGTGTATGAATATCTGTGTGCTAACGAAGGAACACCATCCTTTGTTGTTATGTGGAGAGCACCTAAAGGTAAGCCTATGTTGGCATATTTAAAAGAACTATGGCAAAATCATATTGAAGGAGTAACAGATGGAGAGGTGTCCAGTGAATCTGACGCTTATAGCCCAAGCGGTGAGTCATTTTGTTATCTTTGGATCAATAAAGATACAGACAGAAAGTATGTCGGAAAGCACAAGGGAAAGCCAGATGATGGATATGTCTGCAGTTCTGAGCAGATGTTTGGCGAATACATTGATTGTCCCTCACGATTCATCAGGACAATCTTAGCATATGGTACTGACCAAGAGATGCATGAGTTAGAAACAATGCTATTACTACAACTCAAAGCTTCTAAATCAGAATTGTTTTACAATCTCAGTAATAATCTAAGGAAAGATTAATGTCTTATAACTTTAATCAAATAATTGATACTCGTAACTTCCAGATTTGGATTGATCTTGATGCTAATTATGGATACTTTGAACACAAACTACTAGGAGATAATTGTGGTGGTGGTTTGTGGTTCGATGATTGTATGTTTTTAACAGACTATGATGGTGTGTATGAGTTACCAGGAGAAGTCATCAGAGAGCTTAGTAGTCGTAACTATATAGACGCTGAAGAATTTCAACCTTAAACCGTAGTTGTCCCCTAATAGGAGTGAGCATGAACAAAACAATCGTAACAGTTGTAATTGAGTTTGAAGGAGTAATAGATGAAGATACTGTGCTACATAGTGTTTCTAATATGATGGCAGGTAATCTTTTTCATGACGAAACATATAGTGTAGTAGAGATTGATTATCTTGATGAACAATAATCTAATAGCACGTATCACACAAGAAGAGTGTGCTGAAGTAATACAAGCTATCTCTAAGGCATTACGCTTTGGTGTAGACCATGTATCACCTGTCACAAACGTAACTAACAAAGCTCACCTTGAAGAAGAAGTAGGGCAGCTATTAGCTATGATGCAACTCTTAGCTAATGATTGGAAGTTAAACAGAGAAAACGTAACAGCAGCATACGAAAAGAAATATAAAAATTACGATTTATGGGATAAACAATATGCTAATTGAAGATTATGGTGGCATAGTAAGTATTCTATTTTTAGTTGAATCCCCTAAAGATCAAACACAACTATGGCACTTAACAGAAGTATGCAAAAACTTACAGGAACTAGTTATACAATATGAAAACTCAACAAGATTGGGATCAGTTTTATCTGAAGATAGCACAGTTAGTAGCCCAACAAAGCTATGCTAAAGACCGCAAAGTAGGTGCTGTTATTGTTAAGAACGATAACATTATCTCTTTCTCTTATAATGGAACACCACGAGGATGGGATAATGAAACTCAAACAATTGATGGACACACTAAATCAATGGTACTACATGCTGAAGCTCAAGCTATTGCTAAGTTGGCTAAGTCAACCTTATCTAGTGATGGCGCTACTCTCTACAGTACCCTTAGTCCTTGTATTGATTGTGCAAAGCTTATTAGTGAAGTGGGTATTAAACGGTTAGTATATGTTGATGAATACAAATGCCCTGAAGGTATTAACTTTTTAAAAGCTAATAGCGTATTAGTCAATGAAGAATATTCAACAACAAGATTAGCCAGTAAAGAATGGTTGGCTAGGACAGGATTAATATGATGGACGTTTACTTATTAGTAGCGCTTGTTTTATTTCTTGGTGCATATAATTGGAGATTAATAACTCAAGTTAACGATCAAGAAGAACAATTAGAAATGGCTAACGATTTAATTTTAACTATGGCAGAAGAACTACAAAGCTTAGGCTCTCCTAATGTTAAGGTAGTTAATCGTGAAGAGTAAACTATTTCCTGGTATTACAGTAGATGTAGTATGTTTACCTAACTGTGAAAAAGAAATAGGTGAATTGTTCTTTGATTGTTTAAAAGATTATACCGAAAGGTTTAACAAACCAATTCAATTCCTTAACTTTAAAATACAAATATGCGCAATAGAGTATCCTATTGGCGCAGAGATGGGAATAACTATGTTCAATGAACAAGATAACCGTATCTTAATACAAGTTAAAGATCCATTCCTTAATGAATGTGACTACAGCGAATGGTGC